GTCTGTATCGAGAACCCGCAGATGCACAAGCACGCAAAGGCGCGGATCACGAACTATCAACCGGCCGCGCAGCACGTGCAGCCGCATTGGTTCGGCGAACCGCAATTCAAGATGACCGGGCTTTATCTGCGCAATCTGCCGCCGCTCACCAAAACCAACCCGCTTGCAGCGCCGAAGCCCGGCACCGACGAGCATAAGGCTTGGTCGCGGGTGCACCGCCTGTCGCCGGGGCCGAACCGTTGGAAAGAGCGCAGCCGGTTCTTTGATGGCGTCGCGCACGCGATGGCGGCACAATGGGGCAGCCTATTGCCCGACGACGATTGCAGCGAGGCCGCATGACATACCGCGACGCATTCCCGAACTACTCGCCGGCAGAAATGCCGGCGATACCGGCCGGCTTTTTTGACACGTCTTGGCATAACGACGCCTGTCCGTCATTCACAAGCGATCCGCTCGGGTTGACGCTATGGGTCGACTACGCCGAGCCGGCCGCGCGGGATTATCCGACGTTGCCGCGCTACCGTCTCGAAAGCCAGTGCGCCGGGGTTGAAGTCTCGGGCTTCCATCTGGAAACCGACGACTTTGCGCTGATCCTGTCCGCGATCTCAAATCATACGAAACTGCTCGGAGACGCCTAAGCCATGACACACGAACGCATGACACCGCAGGAAGCGCGCGACCACCTCGCGCGCCTCGAAATATCGCAACAGGCTTTCGCACGCCTGATCAGGGTAAACCCCTCGACGGTGCGCCGATGGCTGATGACCGACCCGGCGCAGGCGCAGGATATCCCGCGCGCCGTCGAGCTACTGTTACCGCTGCTCACGCCGGCGCACGTGCAACGCCTGATTAAAAGTGAAGCCCCGGCCACGGCAGCGTCACCATAAACAGAAACGCCGCAATACAGACAAGGCCGACGCTCGCGATCACACCGATCGCGAGCGTTTTTAGTATCTTGGGCAGGTCGATCGCCATCAGCCGGCCCGCGCGTTGCGGGGCAGCGACAGGCTCAAATCGGCCTCTAGTTCTTCCTGCAACAGAGCCAGAGCGCGCCATGCGAGAGCCGTGCTTTCGCGCGCGTCGCCGTCAAAGCCGCCGCGCCCGACGAGGTGCCGCATGATGCAGTCGGCGTGATCCATAGACTTGCCGCGCGCGTGGTGCATTTCCTCGCCGGGATTGTGTTTCTCGTTTGCGAGATAGGAGTGCCGCGCCACCTCGGCGAGCGCGTCGGGAAAGTAATCGAGCAATCCGCGCGCCATCGGATAGGCCTTGCGCGTCGCGCTGTCCGCGTCGATCACGCGCTTACTCGCCGGCGCGGTCGCGCGCGGCGTTCGTTTCTGTGCCATTCGTTCCTCAGAACAGTTTCGGGTCAAAGCCATGCACCGCGCAGACGCGGGCGGCGAAATGTTGGAACACCGCGCCATGATCGGAGCGGCCTTCCATTCTTGTGAGGGCCAGGTGCAAGTGCACCATTTCGTGCGCCATGATCGCGACGAGCGTCGGCATATAGCCGACGCAATTGATCGAGATCGCGATCGAGTGACGGCCGTAACGGTCGCGCCGATAGAACCCGCACCGCGTCCGATCGCGCACGACATAGAAAACGATGTCGTCGCTTTCGGGCAGGTTCCAGCCGTCGAACGGTTCGGCCGTTCTCAGGAGATCATAGGCGCACGCAAGCATTTCCGACGTGAGCCGCAGAGCCATTAGGCCGCCCGACGGCGCCGCGCGGCCGGCTTGCTCTTACGAGCGGAAGCGGCAGGCCGTCGACGAGACGCGGCCGCGCCCTTGCGCATGGACGGCGGAGGGATATTGACGCGGTGCCGACCATCCTCGCCGGTCAATCGGTGCAGCGTGATCGCGTTGAGCGACTGCCCCGAATTGTAGCCGCCGGCGTTCGCATAGTTGTCTTTATCGGCGAGCGTCTGGAACGACTCGCACCGCACGTCGCCGACTTCCTTAAGCGTTTCGTGGTGAATGTGGCCGGACAGGAACCAATGATAAGCCGTCTTGCCCCAATCCTCGCGGCGCTGCGTTGCCATCGTCATCGCCATGCGATCCGGCCGCATCTTGTCGCCGTGCGCAGCGCCGATCAGCGTCGTGCCGAAACGCCGGAAATACAGGTCGCCGGGGAAACTGATCTTAACTCGCTTATTGTTCGCATAGAACATGCGCAGCGCGACAGTCATCGCGCGGGCGGCCTCGGGATCATGATTGCCGGGAATATTGACGACCTCGACTAGCTCATGCTTCGCGAGCGCGAGATCGATGATTTGCATCATCAATTCGACGCCGGCAGTGAGAACCTTGTACCATCGGCCGTCAACGTCTAGCTGATGCCCCGAGCGCGGCGTGACGTTGCGCTGATCGTTCGCGTGATACCAGTCGCCGAGGTTCATGATCAGCGCATATTTCGATCGCTCGGATTTCGCCATCAGCTTGGACGCGCAATCGAGCAGCCGCTTAATGCCGATTTTGAGATCGTAAGCCGCGCCAGTCTCACGGCCCCACGACAGCAAACCTAGATGCTGATCGGCGATCGGGTAAACGGTCATGAGATCGCGATCGATGCGACGCGGTGTCGGCACCAACCGCGAGCGGCCCTTGTATTTGGCGAACACGCCCTCAAGAGCCTCGACGAGATCGGGCACGATACCGTCGCCCTTCGTCTTGACCCACTGCGCGCGAACGCGACCCTCGCCGTCGACGAGCGCCGAGACGCCGGCGAGCTTTTGACCCGCCGGCATTTCGAACGTCTTGCCCGACTCTTTGTGTTGCTGCACCCACTTCGATTTAACGTCGCCGCCTTTATCGAATTGCGTCGCTGTCGACTTGATAGCATAGCCAGGCAACACGGGATCAAAGCCGAGCAAGCCGCGCTCGGCGGCGCGGTGCAGAGCGTTACGGAACGTGCTGCGCGGCATATTGGCAGACGCCGCCGCCTTCCGTTCCGAGCCGTATTCCTGCTTAAGGCGAACAGCCGTGCGGCATTGTTCGTCGGTGAGACGTTCAGACATTTTCGATTTGCCTTGATTGTTACTTACGGGCCGCTAGTTCGCGGCGCCGGCGGCAGCGGGTTAAGCTGCCCCTTGATGAATGCGAGATCGATTTGCGTTTTGACGTTTTCTTCAAACAACCGCCGCAGCCGTTCCGTGACGAGCTTTGCGTCGTCGGCCTGCTCGCGCCAAACCCGCTCATGCTCAACGCGCGGCACTTGCCGCTCGCGCAAGGACTCGATCGTCGTTTCGTGCTTTGCCGACTGCTCACGCAAGCCGCCATAGAAAGAAATGCCGAGCGCCACGATCGCCGAGACGGCGGTCGCACCGACTGCGGTCAAAGCCGAGACGACGATCGCAATCGGCGTCCAATTGGTCGAGGTTTTCTGATCGAGCGCGCCCCGGAATTCGCCGAGGCTCACGTCGAGCTTTGCCGACATGCTGGCAAAACCGTTGCCCACGTCGGCCTTAAGATCGCGGAAATCGCCCCGCAAAGCGGCGTGCCCTTCCTTGAGGTTCGAAACCTCGGAGGTAAGAGCGGCAGCGTCGAGTGCAGCCGACATCACCGCACCGCCCCGCGTGCAAGCCGTTCACGCTGGCGCGCCTGACATTCCCGCGTATCGCCGAGACTGTCGATCGCACCGACGAGCACGACGCGCGTGCGGACAAGCACCGCCTTTGCGTTCTCGCCCTTTTTACCTTCCGGCACCGAGTAATCTTTCGCCAAATCCTCGCAGTCGCGAGAGAGGTTGACCGACTGCTTTGCCGGTGCCGCCAGAGACGGCGCGTCTTGGCTTAATGTCTTGCATCCGGGCAAGATCATCGTCGCCAAGAGCGCAGCCAGCGCCGGGCCGTGTCGCGAGCCATTGCTCATAGGTATTCGCTTTCAATTGCGCGCCGGCGGCCGCCGACAGAGACGCGGCAGCAAGCCGCGCCTTTTCGTCGGCCGTCGCCGCGTTGTTGCTGATTTGTAGTTCAGCGAAAGAGAGATCGCGCTTTAGCTGCGCGATCTCGGCTCGCGCATCTGCCGATCGTCGATCGAGCAGAGCGCACACAAGGCCGAAAGTGAGGAAGGCGACGAAGCGCGCGACCTTCACATAAGGCCCGATGATCGGGAATTTATCGAGGAACGGCAGATAGCCGACGACGAGCGCGACGAGCAGCACGGCGACGGCGACCCAAAGCGCCCAAGACGTTGCGAGCGACCACAGCCAATCCGTCATTTGAGGCCCTTTTCGCAGAGCTTGCGTTCGTCGGCGCGGCGGTTCGCAAGGCCCTGCCTATACTTCCCGCCGGCGCTCACATACCAACCATCAAGCGGCCTGCCGTAGCGATCGAGCTTGACGTTAGGCTTGCCGTTGCGATCGAGCGGAACGATCGCCTCGCACCCGCCCTTGATGTCGCCGGCATTCATCTTAGCCAGGATCGACGATCGGCACACGGCGCCGGCACCGGCGTTGTACGAAAGCGAGATCAGCGACGCGACCACCTCGTCGGGCAACTCGACCTTGATGCAAGGCGCGATCTTGGCGGCATACTGCGGCAACCGCATCTGCAGTCGCGCCTGCCAAAACTCTTTTGTGTGCGTCTCGCCGAGCTTGACGCCTTCCGTCTCGCCATAGCCGCCGGTCGGCAGTCCATACGCGAGCTTGTCGGGCTTGACGGTGAGCCAAAGCCCCTCCCATTTGGCGACTTGAGGCGTCGCGAGCGCAATCGCCGCCGCAGACGCGACGCCAATTAGGCCATGTTTTTTAGTCAGCGCCATCGGTACGGAATTCCTTTTGTGAGATGAATTTGAAAACACCCGAGAGAACCGTCGTCAGAAACGACAGCGCGGCGAACACGCCGGCCGGGATAGGCGGGTTTGCCGAGAGCGCGGCAAAGGCGACCTCGAGTCCCCCGAACAAGATCGAGAGCGCGAGGAAGCGGATCGACCACGCGTGCCGCAGCACGCGCCGCCAATTCGCGACGATTTGAATTTTCACGATGTCCCCCTTAGAGGGCGCGCAGGATCGCGCGCCCGAGCGGCCGCACGCGGTCGCGCACGGCGTTTCCGTCATTTCCCGAAATCATTCGGATCAGGCCGCCGCCGAGGCATTCCGTCACCTCGCCGACGTGGTGCGGCCAAACCGCAATCAAGCCCGGCCGGCACGCGTTTGCCGGGCTTCCCAGCCTCGCCCATAGGCTCGCTTTGTTGAGGCTGCGATCGGGCAGGCCGTGCCGCAAGCGCAGCCAGCAGCCGCACCACGGGATACCCCGGCATGCCGAGGGCCGAGCGTCGATCGCCGGCGCCGAATGATGCCGGGCGGCGTGGTGATGGTGCCGGCCGTGGTGATGGCGCGGCCGTGCGTCGGCGGCGCTTGCGATCAGGCAAAGCACCGCCACGGCGAAAAACGTTCGCATGGCAAATCCGTTGATGTTTGAAGGCGGGTTAGGAGGCGGCGCGATTGTCCGTGCCGGCCTCGCCGTCGGGCTGCTTAAGCGTCAACACCGACACAAAACCGCCGCCGCGCTTGTACGTGTGCGCAGCGGTGTCAATCCGATAGTTTCCATCTATGCCCGGCCGAACGCCGGACACGATACATTCAGCCTCGGCGCGCGCTGCCGGCTCACCGTCGATCGTGACAGTGCCGCCGCCTTTCTCGCGGTCGCCGCCTTTCTTGGCGGAACCCGAGCGATCCTTTGCGGCGTCGTCGTCGGCCTCGGAATAACGTTCCGTTGATTCCGACGACACGCTTGCCTGCCCCTCGACCGTGGTGCGCATCCACTTCGCTTTTTTCACGTCAAACCATCGAGCCGCGAATTTGGCGAACTGCGGCCGACCGCAAGCCGGCGACAGCGACCACGAAATGAGGTTTTTACCCCACGCTGCCGAGATCGCGGAAAGCGCGGTGCCGCCGGCGCCGATGCCTTCATTGCGCGGCACGAACGTCGCTTGATTGTTCCTGATCTTGAATGTCGCGCCGAGATCGCGCGCGAGCCGATCGCCCCATGCAATGAAGCTTTGCCCGTTCATGCTCCAATAATCGCGTTTGATCGAGGCGAGCGAGCCGTGCACCTTCACCGACACGCCGGCAAACTGCCCGGCCTCTTTCATCACGTCGCCGAGCGTTTTGTCGTCCCAGTGTTTTTCCCGGTGCTCTTTCGCCTTCGACTCGGTGTCGAGCGACTTCGCGGAGATCGACAGCATCCGGCCTTGGCCCCGGCCGCCGGTCGAGGTGATATCCTCGATTTTACCCTCGAAAGCGACGACGCCGCCTTGCCCTTCCCAGCCGAACGAAATCGAGAGCGGATCGCCTTTCGAGGGTAGTCGGATGCGGCCGCCGCTGTCGTCTAACTCGATCGATGCGCTATCGGAATTCAGCCCGGCCGCGTCCGTCACCGTGATCTCTGTTACTAGATCGTTGAATGCCGACGTAACCGCGCGGCCGCCGACCGTGACAATGAAAAATGCTTTGCGGCGCATGGCGTCAATCCCAAAGACTTACAACGGGCAACGAGGCTTGATCGCTCGCCTCGGGCACCTCGATCTCGACGCGCGTGCCGATCGGCAACACGACGCCGAGGCGCGGCAGGCCGGGATTGATGTCGAGGGTTCGCTCGACCATGCCGGGAATGGCGCGCATGAAGCGACGCCAGAGCAACAGGTCGAGCGTCGTCGCATCGCTCGCGACGACAAGCGTTTCTTTAGTTGCCATTGATGTTATCCGAACAGGCTGAAAAGGTCGGCGATATAGCTCGCGGCGCTCGGCGCGTCGTCGCGCAGTAGCTCGACCTCGAATTCGATCATCTTGCCGACACCGCGCCCGTCAAGATGGCTCGACGACTCGCGCACGCGCTCGACCAGAAACCAGCCGAGCGGCGTGCCGTCGCCGCGCATCAGCATTTGCGGCGTGCCACTATCGCAGAGCGCGTTGAGGATACCGAGCGCACCTAGACCGCCGAGCTTGTGCGGGAACAGTTTGCCCCGCATCGTGATCCGCTCGTCGCCGGCGCCGACGAATTCATGTCCCTTGCGCCGGCCGACTAGATCCTTTGCGGCAAAGTCGGCCGAGTTGGCGCGCTCAACCTCATGCGTGTTGAAGGGCGCGACCTCGAAATCGAGCGGCCCGAGTGCATACAGCATTATCCGAACTCATGATCATGAAAGCTGCCGCGCGTGTGATTATCGATCAGCGCGCCGAGCTTAGTTGAAGTTTCCCGCGCGGATTGCTTGCCAGGCGCCGAACCGGCGGGTGCGCCAGCGGGTGCGTTGACCTTGGGCGAAACCGACGGCGTTGCGTTAAAGTTGAGCATGTTGAGCATGCGCCCGACGGACGCCGCGACATCTTCCTCGGCGGCCTGCAACTCACTATTGAGGCCAGAGCGAAAGCCCGAACCGCTTTCCGCACCAGCCGCGCCAGCCTCGGCGGGCTTTGCCATCGATCCAAATGTGAAGTCATTCGGCTTTTGCGCGCGCAGCTTTTCGCGCGCGGCCGCTTCCTCGTCGCGCTGTCGCTTAAGAATTGCGGCCGTTTCTTCCGGCGTATCGGTGCCGCCCATAAAGCCCTCGGGGCCGGCAATCTGTCGCTGCTCGATTGCCTTCTTATCCTCGGGCGCAACCTTCTTAAACCAATCGCCTTTGACAAAATCGGCGAGGAAGTTGAGGCCGGCAGCCAGTCCGTTTAACGCCGTCGTGACGGCGGTCGATCCTTCGAAAATGTTCTGCGCAAGGTTCTTCGTCTGTGCGACGACAGCGTTCCACGCCTGATAAGGATCATTCTGCGTCACCTTGTCGGCCGCCTCCAATCCCTGCGCTTTGGCAAGCATGGGCTTGTCCTTTTCGATCACCTTGCGGTTAGCGAGCATGGACGCGAAGAACTCGCCGGCGTTGCGGTTGCTAAATCCCTTCATCAGGAAATCGACAGCCTTTTCGCGTTCGGCAGAACCGGCCTCGGTGTCGAGCGACATGCCGGCCTTTTCCATCTTGGGCGCGAGATATTTTTTCGCCCATTCATACGGGTTAGCGACGAAATCTTGCTGCCCGATCAGCTTGTCTTTTTTGTCGAGGATACCAAACTTGCGCAGCTTCTCTTTCGCGGCCGCCGTCTGCCGCTGCCCGACCAGCGAGTTAAACGCGGTCGCCTGCGCGGTGCCGAATTGGTTCGCGCCTTCATGCTGCAACATGGTCGGCACAACGTTCGCCATGTAATCCTCACTCAGGCCGAACTTGGACGTTTTCGACCGCTGCAAATAGGTGCGGAAATCCTCGCCGGTTAGCGTTTCGCCAAACAGGTTTTTGCCCTTTACGAATGCGTTGAGCATGCGTCCGAATTTATCCGGGTTCGCGGCATAGCCGGCGCCCTCTAGGCCTTTCGTGATCTGATCGAGATCGCGCGTCGCGCCATCCGAGCCGCCCGGCCCCGACGACAGGATGCTTTGAGCCTGCACAATGCTTTCGACGAAATCCTGCGCGTGATGCCAGTCGCCGAGCGTGCCGCGCAATTTGCGCTGATGCTCCATGATCTCCTTTTGATCGATGTTTTGATACTTGCCAGAAAGCTGCGACGCCTTGGCGACGGACTCGGCAATTTCCGTCGGCGTCATGCCCGAGATCGTGCCGCGATACTTTTCGCGCTGATAGTCGGCTTGCTCATGGGTAACGAACTTGCCGGCTTTATAGACGCCATATGCGCCAGCGAGCGGCCCGATCATGCCCCGCGCCATCGGGATTATGCCGCCCATGCCGCCGCCGCCCTCGGCAAAGCGGCCATTGCCTTCACGCATGCGGCCGTGCTCGTCGCGCGCGACTTCCTTTTTGACGCGCCGCAGATGCCCGAGCGTGTCCTTTTCCCATTGGTCGAGCTTGGGCATCGACGCCATGAGATTTTTCGACGAGCCGATCGTCGCGACAAGCTCTTTCCACGACTTTTTAACTTCGTCGATTTTTTTCGCGCCGAGACCGAGCTTTTGCAACTCGTCGCTGAAACCCTTCGACCAGTCGACGTTCAAGGCTTTCGCGGCCGTGCTGATATCCTTGACCGACTTTGCGAGCTTATCCGCGCCGGCGGCCGACTTGCCAACCGACGCGGCCGCCTTGTCGACTTCCTTGATCGACGCGGCGGCTTTCGAAGCCGGGCCGCTCACCTGATCGACGAGCTTGATGATCAAATTCGAGACTACGTTGCCCATCAGTGCCCACCGTTCATTTTTCGAATTTCGACCGCTTGCTGAAACCATTCGAGCAAGTCGAGCCAGTCCATTGCGAGCAGCACGTTAATCGGCGTGCTCAGTGTGTGCGCCGTGAAGCTCACATAGAAGCGCGCCGCGAGCGGCCTTATTCGCTCGCCGCTCGCATCCTTCGGGGCAAAAAATCGATCACCGCCTTGCTAACCGCCTCGGCATCGTCAGCGTCGAGCGCGTCGACGACTTCCTGCGGACAGTCGAACATGGGCAGGCTTTCCGAGCCGGCGGAATTCGCCCAAGCGGACACCTCGGCGCCCGTCATGCGGCGCACCGTGATCTGCTCGTAAGTCTTGCCGGCGAACTCGACAGGCCAGTCGAGAACGATCGTTTTCGAGCGCGACTTTCCGCCGGCGAATTTCGGCGCCTCGACTTGCGCCGGCATCACTGCCGGCGCTTCCGTGTTATCCGTCGTCATGGGATGCCCCTACCTTACGCTGCGCCGCCGATGCGCAGAATGTTGTTCTCGTCGCGGTTCTGATCGACACCCTCGACGCGCCAGGCATTCGAGAAGAAATCCCAGTAGATCATTTCCTTGCCGTCGAAATAGAGTTGATAGTTCATGATCTCATTCATCGCGTAGTCATAGCCGGCGAGATCGCCGCGCTTGAACGCGTCGGGTGCGACCTTGCCGAGGCGAGCCTCGATAATCGCCTTGCTTTCGATCGAGCGGCCGGTGCGCTTGTCGCTGATCACACCGTAAGACGTGAACACGCTACGCACGCGCGAGCCGAGGCCGAACTGCACCATGAGATCGGGATCGAAGCCCTTGAGCTTGAACCCGGCTTCGAGCTTTTTGATACCAAGCCCGAACTCGACGCCGACGAGCGCGCCGCCCGGCGTGTGCTCGCCGTAGTTTTCTTCAAGCGACGGCAGACGCATTTCGTCGAGCGTGAGGTGCTTGGATTTGGTCGGATCATGGTCGCCGACAAAGAGGTTCGCGGCGGTCTGGATATAAACGGTTCCGGCCATGTTGGCGGAGTCCTTTCGAAAGACGGTTGCGGAAAGATCGAGACGGCCCGTCGAGATCGACGGGCCGCGATGTCAGCCGTTAGCCGACGAGATCGCTCGTTTGCGAGGCGAGATCATCGACGAGGATTTCGAGCGCGCGGGCATAGCGCCGGCTGTCGATATCGATGCGGCGCAGCACCGGCGGTTCTTCCGCTTCGAAGTAACAACGGAAGCGGCCGAGGCGCAGGTTCTCGGGCGAATTCTTGTTCGGCTCGAAACCGACCTTGAACCCGAGGATATGATCGTCGGCTTTCAGGTCGCGCAGGAAAAAGTGCATCGTGTTGAGCACAGCCTGAATAGTCTGCCGCGTGATATTGTACTTGCCGAGGTAGAACCGCAGGGTTCGCAGCAAGCCGAGGTGAATGTAATCGCGCATGCGCGTTACATTGTAGAACTGCCAAAGCGGATCATCGTCGGCGTTGTCGGTGCCGACGAACACGAAGCCCGACGACGAGATCGCGGTTTCGACGCCAAGCTCGCCGCGCAGCAGCACGCCGACGTTATTCAAGAGCAAGTCTTGCCCTTCCGTCGCGCCGTCGGTGAGCGAGAAATTGACGAAGCGGTTCGGCCCGAGGATGCCGACCATCGGCTGATTTGCCCACGAATGGCCAGGCACGCCGCGCTTTTCATAGTCGCGACGAACAGCGATGCCCAGCACGCCGCCGACGCCGGGCGCCGACACGATCTCGACGCCATCCTGCACCTTAACCCAAGTATCGATCGGGATCAGGCGACCCGACGACAGGGTTTCGCGCCAAGCCTTGATTGCCGTGGCGTTGGTGCCCGGCCCCTCAACCGGCGCGTGCGCGAGCAGTTTGTTAAGCACACCCGGCAGCGCGGCCGTGATTGCGTTCGCATTGCTGCCCGTGCGCTGATGCGTCTGACCGGGGACACCGATCAGGCGCGGGATCACGCCGAGCATGGGGCCGGCCTGCAACAGCGCATAGATGCCGGTGCCGTTCGCCTCGACGCCGAGGTGATTAGCGGCGGTCGCAGCGGCGTCGACGCCTTCCTCGACGCGGATCACGACGACCTTTGCGGCGACTTGGAAATCGCCAAGCTGCGCGTTGATCAGCGAAATCGTGTCGCCGAGCGTGCCGGTCGCGCCGAGCGCGGCGAGCATGGTGATATCCGACGAATACATGAGAACGGGAGTATTCAACGGAAACAAGTCGGCATCAGCCGCCGGCGCGGTGCCGACGAGGCCCACGACCGACATATCGCTCACCACTACGGGGCGGGCTTCGTTATCGTCGCGGGTAATCGTAATGCCAAAAGTCGGTTCGGTCATGGTAGCTCCAAAGAAAAAGGCCGCCCTCGCGGCGGCCTATCGGTTGAATTCTAAAGCCGCGCGTGCGCGGCCGATGATCAGGCGAAAGCGGCGTCTATCTCTGCCGTCGTGGTGATAGTGCCGGCGGCGATTGCCGCCTTGACCGCTGCGCGGATGGAAAAGCAGCGATTGACATGCGCGGCGACCGCATCGCTGATCATGATCATCGTCGCCGAGTTGAGCGGAAAGGTCTGATCGTTCGCGGCGTCCCAGTTTGTCGACCAATTCGGGTCGGCGTCGGCCGCGACGCGCGACCCGAGAATTTTCAGTTGCGACCGATCGTCGGTCGCGACCGGGATGCCGGCGATCACGATGCCGCCGACCTCCTTTTTCCAACTCGCATCCTTTGCATAGGCGACGAGATCGACAGGCACGGTCGGCGCCGGGTCGACAATTCCGCCGGCGGCCTCCCATCGCTCGAATTCCGCAAACATAGAATTTCGCGTATCGCGCGGGAAGATCATGCCGTCAGAAACCCGCATGATCAGGCCATATTCAGTCAGTCGATAAGGCTGCATTTCGTTGTCTCACAAACGAGCGTTGAGCGCGTATTTCAGGAACGCGTAGAACGCGACCGGCGCGGGGTTCGGTGCCAAGTGCAAAGCGCACGAAGTCGTCGAGGTGTCGGAAAGCCCGATCGAAACCAAGCCCGTCGTGGTGCCGCCGGCGATACCCACAATGCCCGGCGCGGCCCGCATCGGCTGCGGGTAATACATCGTGCAAGTCCACGTATTGCCGTAAGCACTATCACCCCGGAAATACACTTCCGTTCTAGCCCAATAGCGTTGGCTGATTTTTTCAGCGACAGCAAAATCAGGCACTATGAACGGCGGTGGCACGTCTCCCTCATAGAGGCCAAAATCGAACAGCTCAAACACATTGCCGGACACAATCCCGTTAGTCTGCCCGGTTGCGTAATACTTCCCGGCAGGAGCGACCCACCCACCCGCCGCGCGCTGAATGTCGGCCGCGCACCCAAGGCAG